TCCGCCGAGGTGTTTACCCGCCATGTTCTGCTCCTAAGTGGCTACGCAAGCGTTGAGACTATTGGGCAGCACGCGACCCACTGGCTGCTGGCGCGCCTGATAGACCGCATTGGCCTTCATCTTCAGATCCGCGTACAGCCCGCTGAACATCGCCACTTGCTCTGAGTTCTGAATATAGATATTGGCCAGCAGCAGGACGTAGTACAGGTACGCCTCTGGGTAGTTGGTCAACAGCGGGTTGGTGGAACTGCCCGTTGCGGCCAGCGCTGGCGCACTGAAATACTCCAGCACCAGCGGCTGGGTAAGCGTCGGCGCTACGTTGAGCTGGCTGCCCCTGATCCAATAGCCGTCAGGAAAGGCCGCCGGCCAGTTGATCGCGCTCTCCGTGTCGCCACTGAGACGCGCCAGGGGGTACAGACCGGCCGGGCCTGTGGCCTGGATACGGATGGCCTCCTGAAAGTCAGCAGGCAGCGCGTAGGGCGTGGTCAGCGCAGCCGTCAGGGCGTTCTCTGATACCCGGAAGTCCCGGCCAATACGCTGGTTAGCCTTGTCGATAAAGTTTACATCTGTCGGCACGTCCACCGGCAGGTCCGTGCGGTGCAGGAAGGCATTCGCATCCGTCAGCAGATTGGCGCGTGTGTAGGCCATTAGATTTTCTGCACCGTCCGGTAACGCTCACTAACGCTGGACTGCCAGAAGCGCTTCCAGGCCTTGAAGTTCTCTTTTGCGTCTGGGTTCTTCAGATCGGGGTAACGCAGTTCGAGCAGATGCCGCTCGTGGGGTGCGATGTAGCCCACCCCACGAAACGGCGAGTCATAGCCCTGCTTCTCATGCGCCCCGCGCAGGGCAGCACGCTGGTCATTACGCTGCTTCTCGGCATCGTCCCGGTAGCAGCTGTAGATCCGGGCATCCTCTTCCCAGGTTTCCTGGTAGACGCCCGGTTCAACTTGCCGCCGGCTGACCAGCGTGGCCATGCTCAGGTCGCGGTAACGGCTGCCGTGCTGAGGATATCGACCACCCCACCGAACCCGTGCGGGTCCAGATGGCGGAAGCCGTAATCCCACTGCAACTGCTGGCTGTACTGCAGGCCAGTGACCGGCTGCTCGATGGACTTCATCGGGCTCAATACCGCCAGCTCCATGCTCTTGGGGTCATAGATGAACAGCGTGTCGCACAGGGTCGTCCCCGCGCCGCCAGCGGTATAGCTGACCAGCTGCTGCCGGTTAGCTACAAAGCTCAGAGTAATACCGAAGTCCGTCAGAAATTCGTTCGTCGAGCCCACTGCCGTGCGTGCCCCCGAGTTATCCCCGCCCTGGTTGACTATGGTGGCAATACGGGCCGAACTGGTGAACATGTAGGCACTCAGGCGACTGATAACCTCCGGCCGGCACATGAGGATCGTCGGATTGGCACCGTTGACATACAGCTGATTGGCCACGCCGCGAATATCAGCCTCAGCCAGCGCCGCAGCCACCGTGGTCGCTGCCGTCCTGGCCAGGGCCACCGGCACTGTGTTGGTCGCGCCGCTGACCGTCAGGTTGCTGTAGCCGCCTATCGTCGTCGCGCTGCCGCCACCGGCTGACGGGGTAGAGCCCGCGCTGATCACGTTGCCAGCCGCAAAGGTCGCACTGTTAGCCGTCCAGGTTCCGCCAGCGCCGCCCGTGGTGCCGACGCCGGGGGTCAGGACGCCATTAGTCAGCGCTGCCACCAGGCCGGCCGAGGTGCCCGCCGTGGTTTCATTACCCAGGGAGGCCGGGTTATTGGACAGTGCCGTGGCCTCCACGTTGCGCTTCATTTCCTTGCCGCGCTGCTGGATCTGGTAGACCAGCGACCGCATAAAGCCGATGGTGCCAACCGCCTCGGCCCGCGTGCTGACGATGATCGCCTTGGTGCGAATCTCGCTGTTGTTCCAGATGCGCAGCCCGGTTCGAGAGCCGTCCACCAGAGCGCCGTCGCCGTCCACAACCTGGCCGGAAGCCACTGGCGCCAGCAGGCGGTCGAGGGTCCAGCTAAACAGGCTGTTGCTGATTGCCGAGCTGCCCACACTGGACAGCCAGGGCGTGTCTGCCGGGCTTGAGTCAATGACCCTGTTCAGCACGTCTTCCTTGATTAGTCCGCCCGTCAGGACGGCCCGCAAGTCGTAAGAATCGTAATTGGTGCTACTCATTTCAAAGTCCCCTGGATTAATGCTGCCAGCCCCCTGTCTATGGCGCTGGCACGCGGATTGTTGATAACGCCATTCAGGGCGTCAGTCCGCTTGGGGTTGAGTCCGCTCGGGGCCTGCAGCTTCTTGGGCGGTGCCTTAACCTTGGCCTCGGCAGCCTTTAAGCGTCGATCCCGGTCGAGCTGGTTCTTCATGAACAGCGCAAACCGGGCGTCGCCTTCTAGCGCCTGGGCCACGTCCGTCGGGGAATACCCATACGGCTTAAGCAGCCCAGCCATGCCCTCGAAATCCGCTTTGAGAGTCGCCTGATTCGCCCACTCCGGCACGGCGCTCATGATCTGCTCGGCCTCTGCATTAGCGTGTCGCTGCAGCAGCTGCCCGATCTGCAACCGTTCCGCGTCGCTGTACTCGCGCAGCCCGGCCTGTTGTGCAGCCCGCAGCTCCTGAGTCCAGCGTAGGCGTTCCTGACGAATCCCGGCCCGTTCCGTCTCCACCGCCTCTCGGCTGGCGTCCACGTCCCGCAGCTCTTTGGCCCGGTCCTTCACCTGCCCGAGGGTCATGCCCTCAAGGCCGGGAAGCTCCATGTCATAGAGCTGTTTAACCTCCAGACCTGATTTAGCCGCCAGGTCCTTCAGGCTCGACGGGGGCGGAATCTCTTCCGGCGTCGGGTCTACAGCGTCTGCACTTTCGGGGGGAGGGGTGCTGCCCTCTGGGGGCGTCTCCGACCCCTGTGGTGGCGGCTCTAGCTTCTGCGGCGGTCCCGTCTCCGGGGCGTTGCCCATCAGTTGCGCCAGTGCCTGGTCTAAGGCTGCATCATTCGGCGGCACGTTTCAACTCCTCGAGGCTGTCATAGACCAGATCCAGTTTAATCCGCAGCCGCTCAGCCTCTCCCGGGCGGGCGCTGTTGGCCCACTGCTCGCAGATGGTCTGGCGCATGTGGCTACCCCATTCCAGCTCCGTTAGCAGCTTGTGGGCTTCCCTGAGCTTTTTGAGTTGCGGCAAGCTCCATTTGTTGGAGCTGGAGCGTGGCTGATCCGACAAGTTTGGCCTCCTCTATTTCCGCCTTCATGGCGAGTTCTGCATACTTAAACTGCAACTCAGCGGCATTATTGGCCGCGTCAATCTGGTTCTTCTGCTGGGCCACCTGATCCTTCAGGGTTGTAACCTGCATCTGCATCTGCTGCATCTGCTGCTGCTGCTGGCCCTGCTGCTGGGCTGCCTGCTGAGCGCGCTGGCTGCTCGGGTCGATCCAATACTGCTCGTGGTCCTCAAGGTCCATCGCCTTGGAGAGGTCCATCAAGATCCGGTACAGGCCAGCAGGGTCGACCAGTATGCCGCTCAACCCACTTTGCAAGGCTTGCGTCGCGATCTGCAGCTGAGCGGTCAGCGCGCCGACCTTCCGATTCCTTTCGCCGGGGGTCATACCCGTGATGACCTTCACCTGGGTCCGCTCCAGCCAGTCGCCGGGATTTACGTCCGCCCACTGCTCACCAACTTTCAGCATGATGGCCTGGTCATACTCCAACCTCAGGCACTGGTGAACCAGCAGGAACGTGTCGCGGATCAGGGTTTCACTGATATTGCGGGTGAACAGGCCCGCCACCTGCTCCTGATTGGACATGATCCGGTCGGCACCCATCGCACCGACCTGGCTGCTCATCAGCTGGGACTCAGCCGCCTGCAGGTCCAGGCTGGCGCCCGCCCGCTGACTGCGCATACGGTCCTTGTAGGCCAGCAGCTGCTCGCAGGATCCGCCGATATCGGTGAACGGCAGGGGCATGACCGCCATGCTCACGTCGTCGCCCCGGGTCATGCGGATATGCATGTTCGGGCCGCCATTGGCCACGTCGTCAGCGTTGACCTGGGGGGACAGCACCAGGCGGTTCAGCACCGCGCTCTGGTTGTTGTCGATCCACTGCCGCAGGGCAGCCGTGCCCACGTCCTGGGATTCCTTGGTCAGGTCAAACAGGCTGATCCCGTCATGCCGGTGGGGCATCATCATGATCGCCCCGGACGCATAGGGCAGGTATTCCACCCGCTCCTTGTGCAGGATCACACCGGGCTCGGCCATGATGATCCGCCACAACTCGGACTCGTCGCCGGTCATGGCAATCTTGATATGGCACTCCCAGACCGCTATCAGGTCCTGGTCGGGCGTGGCCGCTGACCAGGGGCCGCTCTGCTGGGCCATCTGGCGCATCTGCTGGTTGTTATCCAGCCCCGAATAGCCAAAGGCCGGCAATTCATTGATCTTGGCCTTGGGATAGTCGGCCTCGATCAGGTCGGAGCGGGTGATGGGCTTCCACTCCGCCACAAAGCTCGCATCCTGCAGCCGTGGCGAGCGCAGATTAGCGTCGATAAACAGCCGCTCTGGCGCCACTGACACAATCCGCAGGCGCTTCCGCTCCTGGTAGGTGCGCAGAACCACACTGTCCTCGTCCTGGTCCTCAATCTCCGCCCCTTCGCCGGCCATTTCCAGCAGTGCGGCATTATCCTGCTGGTCGCCACCCCGGAAGCGGCCCGTGGTGCTGTACTCATACTCTTCCACAAAGCACTTGATGTAGCCGTTCTTACACAGCAGGGCGTCGTGCAGGGCACTGTAGAGGGCGGTGTAGCAGCCGTTTTCCTCCATGACCTTGAGCACGGCCTTGGTCTCGA